CCATGCCCGCAGGGGCACCAACCACTGAGATCGAGATGTACTGATGATCTATCAGCTCACAAAGGCTGATCTATACCTGGCCGGCCATGCCGGTGTGATGCGGAGGATCAGCGCCATCAGCAAGAGCCGCCCGGAGCCTTACGGCCGGCCCCAGTCGGATCTGTGGGGCCTTGACATCGAATCCTGTGCTGCCGAGCTGCTGGTATCCCGAGCGCTGAATCAGTCTTGGACGCCTTATGCCGCTTCTCCTGGTGAGATTGTCAGCGACGTTGGCCGATCGGTTCAAGTCCGTCAAACGCCTAGGCCGGACGGCTGCCTGATTCTCCACGATCGCGACAGCGACGATCACGCTTTTGTGCTGGTGGTCGGCACCAGCATCAACCAACGGATCGCCGGATGGATCCGGTGCAGCGACGGCAAGCAGCCTCGCTTTTGGCGGGAAGACACTGGCCGCCCGGCGTACTTTGTCCCTCAACTTCACCTCAAACCATTGCCTGAGCTTTACCAATGACCGAGCAATCCACAGCACTGACAACGACCACTCAGCAAGGGATCTTTAGCGGCATCCAGGCGTTTGAAGAGGCGCAGCGCATTGCCAAGGCACTGGCCAGCAGCACGCTTATCCCGCAGCAATTCCAAGGGCAAGCGGGGTACGCCAATTGTCTGGTGGCACTCACCATCAGCCGCCGCATCGGCATGGACCCGCTGATGGTGATGCAGAACCTGCACATCATTTACGGCCGCCCGAGCTGGAGCAGCCAATTCATCATTGGCCTGGTGAACGGCTGCGGGCGCTTCAGCCCGTTGCGGTATGACATCACCGGCAAGGGCGACACGTTGGCCTGCGTTGCTGTCGCCACTGAGCACGCCACTGGTGAAGATCTGCGTGGCCCTGAGGTCACGATGGCGATGGCCAAGCGTGAAGGGTGGGCAACCAAAAGCGGTAGCAAGTGGCAGACCATGCCCGAGCTGATGATTCGCTACCGGGCTGCTGCGTTTTGGGGGCGGCTGTACATCCCTGAGTTGCTGGTGGGCATCCAGACCCAGGAAGAGGTGCTGGATGTGGAATCAGTGCAGGTAAGCGAAACGCCAGCTGCTGCAAGCATTGACCAGTTGAATGCCAAACTGCAGCAACCAGCAGCAGTGATTGAGGAGGTAGCTGAGGATGACATCTTCTGACTTTCTGACGGTTCCGCAGCTGGCATCACGATGGCAGCTGCACCGTGAAACCTTGCTGAGGTGGCGCCGGCAAACGGTCGGCCCGGCTTATGTGCGCATCGAGGGTCGCGTGCTCTATCCCCTGGCCGAGGTAGAGCGATACGAACAGGCCAACACCATCACTCACGATTGACACCATGACTTTCAAGATCAAAGGCGCCATCTTTAAAAACACAGTTGAGAAGCTGCAGCAGCGGCTTGGCGATCGTTACGACGCCAGCAAAAAGTACCCAGACGTTGACGGGGTATTTGGGATCAAGGAGGAAGACCGGATGGCATTTGCCAGCTATGTGATGAATGCCGCCCCAAATGACAAGGGCGAGATCCCGGTGCGGATCACGGGGTACAACAACACCAGCCAAGGCGGGGTGAAGTATTTGGGGCTGTCGATTGAGCCGGACTTCAAAACCATGAAGGGCATTGAGGAGCGCACTGCTGCAAGTGAAGCCGCCCAGAGCTTGGCCAGCTCTACCGGTGGCGAGGTCGTCGCTGTTGACGATGGTGACCTGTTCTAGGGCTTCATTAGCATCAGCTCTAGGCGGGCAATCTCATTGACTGCTGCCTGGAGCAATTCCTGCTGATAGGCGCATTGGCGGAGCAGGTTAGAGGCAAGCTGGCTGGTGTCGCTGTTGTTCTGGACAGTGCGGCAGTCAGCCTCTAACTTGAACAGCTTCTCTGGCGGAATCTTTACCGCCATCCATTTTCCAAAATTCATTTGATTGGGGCGGTTGCTCCATAATGCCAATGCAATGCCCAAGATGCAGCAGCAACGAACACCGAGCAGTGGTGACAACCGGGATGCTGCCTGACCACATCGTGCGGAAGCGACGATGCGTGAGCTGTGGCCACCAGTGGTTCACAGTTGAGGTGATCGTGCCGGACTATGCAGTGGGCTGGTCAAAGCTGCACCGCAGCAAGCCGGTGCTGCGTGTGCCGGTGGAGCTGACCGTAGGGCACACCAAGCTCGGCACGGCAGCAGCTGTGGAAGCGCAGGATCAGCTGGCGCCATTGCGGGAGGCAAACAAGCGCCGGAGCGCCAAGGCCGACCAACGTCACGCATTGTGACAGCCCCGTTGCTGGGTACGCTGCCCACGGTGTATAGTTAGTGCATCGGAGGCAAGGCCTCCACCGCTTCCCACCCATGACCGCCACCATCAACGGCCGCACCTTCCAGCTCACCGAGAACACCGCCGAGCTGCGCAACCTTCGCGCCGACATGATTTCCCGGGGCTTTGATGGCAGCATCTGGCAGGGTTTCAGCGCTCGCAGCGGTCGTCAGCGCAAGGATCTCAACTCCCTGATCTGGCGCAAAGCCGACGGCGAGTTTGTAATCACCGCCACGGTCTGAGCCCCTCGGGGCTTCCCATCACCCACCACCCACACCATGGTCACTAATACCTGGATCAACCGCATCACCGTCTTGGTGACGCTTGCCGCCATCTATGCCGCTGGTTATGCCGGCGGCCGTGATGCTGCCACTTTGGCGCAGCAGCAACATCCTGCCTGCCACCAGAACCTGAAGCCATGACTACCACCAAGATGCGCCGCTTTTACTTTGAGATTCGCAGCGCCAATGTGATCGAGTGCATCTGGGCCCATAGCCTCACTGATGCCAAGTCCAAGGCCGCCCTTACATGGATGCCATGGTGGCAAGAGATTGAATGGTTAAACCCTGAACAGCAAATCAATGCGTGAGACCATCGGCACCATGCTCCCTTTTTGCTGGGCTGAGGAGCCCAGTTTTAGCAGGCACGGCGATGGCATCAGCCGACCCGCCCCCACTGCCCGCACGCGCGAGTTTAGGTTGATTATTCATCCATCAGGCTTGCAACCAATGACATGGGTGACACGCGCCGAAACCAAGCGCCACGCCATCAAATACGCTCAAGCACGCTGGCCCGGTGCTGTCGTAGAGGTGGCGTGATGGCTGACAATATCCGCGCCAAACTAGAAGCGTTGATTTCCGATGCCGGTAGGTTTAACGCCGGCAAACAGGAAGAACGCGAGCGGCTGTCTAGCCTGCTGCGCAGCCGCCTCGATCAACTGGCCAACCTGCCTAGTCACCCGCAGATCTCCGCACGCCGCGCGGAGCTGCTCAACATCCTGCAAGCCCTGACCCATCCATGAAACAGCATCAGCTTGATCTGCAGCGCGCCGAAATGATGGACGCGCTCTACGAAAAAAGTGGCCGCACCAATCGGCTTTATACGGGGCTGTGGAAAGAATTTGCGCACGATGTTGCGGTGAATTTCCGTGATGCCGACTACGCCGATCTGCACGCCGCTTGCGTGGTGGCGATTGGCGCAGCTGACACCCATCTGGCCGAGAAACATGCGCAGCAGTGCATTGCCGTCTGCCGGCAGTTCCTGCTCGGAAAGTGGGGCTGATGCCTAGCCCTTTCACTGAAATGAAATGCCCCAGTTGTGCGGGGCGGCTGCGCTGCGACAATTCAGAGCGCAGTTACGACGACCAGGTGCGGCGCCAACGGCGCAAATGCTACGACTGCGGCCACAAGCTCACCGAGTACGCCGTGACGCAAGAATTTTTTGATGAACTGATTGCCGCGCGCAAGATCGTGACCGAGCTGGCCAGCCACTACTGGGAGATCACCGAATGACTGATCTGGTCAACAGCCCGCCGCATTACCGCCAAGGCGCGATCGAATGCATTGAGGCGATCAAGGCAGCGCTCACGCCTGAGGAGTTCCGTGGGTACTGCAAGGGCAATGCGTTGAAATACATTTGGAGGGAGCGGCACAAGGGAGCCGACTCGCTATTGAAAGGTGCCTGGTATCTTGCCAGACTGATTGAATGATTCTTCCGGGCTTGTCACTGCTGGAGCGCTTAGCGATCTGGATGCTGCACCGCAGCGGGCGGGTCACGTTGCTGGTTGTTAAAAGCTATGCAGGCCCTGAGGTGTTTGTTTCAGCCAACCTGGCAGACCCAATTGCTGCCAAAACGTTTGCTGATTCAGGTGTTGGCGACCCGCCATCGATGGTGATGGAGCGAATGTTTCACGCCCCGTCCTATGGGGAAGATGAGTGATCAGCCTTTACTCCGGGCGCCTGCTGCTGGTGTGCGATCGCACTGACCGCAACTGGCATGCACGGGTGTTGCTGGGGCCAAAGCCTGAGCACCAAGTGGAGAGCGACACCGGCACTGTGCATCTGCCAACAGCGCTGCAGCGTGCGCAGTCGGTTTACAAGGCAGCAGTGCTTGCCATCAGGCCACCAGGGTCGGTGCGGATGTGCTGGGATTGTCTGCAGTGGGACATGCAACGGATGCGCTGTGAGCTGGCCTTGCCAGAATCACGCAAAAGCGGCGGCCGATATGCAATCCGTTGTGAGATGTATGACCCAGCCCGAGGTGATCAGTAAAACTGCCCGCGACGGCGGATGGATTGAGGTGCTGCAGCCTGCTGATGGTGAGCTGTATTACCGCAGCTGTGCTCACGGGTACTGCCGCTACAGCTCGGACCTATGGCAGGCTGAGCTGTATCTTGACCACCTGCTGGCCCGATGAACGTGGCCGTTTTGCTCTACCTAGCGGGGATGTATTGGCTGATTTGCGCGCTGGTGCTGTGCTTGTGCAAAAAGCTGTTGCCATAGGACAAGAGGTAGCAGTGCCTACCATGTGCTGAACCGCTTTGCTGCGGATGGCCGACCCAGCAAGGCGCGAAGCACTGCGCAGAAGCGCGAAGGACTATAACGCCAAGCTCCGCAACCGGCTGTGGGTGTGGGGCTACCTGCTGCAACATCCTTGCATAGATTGCGGCGAGACCGACATCAGGGTGCTGGAGTTTGATCACCGCGACCCAACCGACAAAGCGGGAAACGTCGGGCGCATGGTTTCCGATCGGCGCAGCGTTGAGGCGATCGAGGCCGAGGTGGCCAAATGTGACGTGCGATGCGCCAACTGCCACCGGCGCCGCACCAAGGACGAAGGCCACGGCAACCTCAAGGCTTGATCCAGTTGCTGATGGCATCCTCGCCGGCGATTGAATGAAAGGCCTGCTTGCGTAGCCAGTCTTGCCAGTCGGTGTGCTGCTTGGCGGCATTGCAGCGCAGGCAACAGGCGACGAGGTTGGCTTTAGTTGTGAGGCCACCTTTGACCTTTGGCACGACATGATCGAGCGTCGCTTGTTTGCCGGCTAGCGGGGTGCCGCAATAGGCGCAGGAATAATTCCACGAAAGCAATATCTGATCACGAAACCGCAGCTTCGCCTCCTTCCTCGGAATCAGCTCTGTCCCGTCGATCTGATGATCCAGCACCGTGTTCGAGGGGTAAGGGGAAAGTATCCACCACCAGGTCAACGATGTGGTCGTCATCACGGACGAACTCGGAGGCCATGGCGTAGATGTTGGCCGCTAGGTCGTCTTGTGACTCATCAGTCCAGACGATGACCTTCCCTGTCACCTCTACGAGGTAGGCAAACATGGGAGGCCAAGCGGCTGCCTTAAGGGTAGCCGGTGCGGCTGGTGTTACGGATTGTCAACTGGCCTGCACGATCGGGAAAGGTGCGCTGTCGGCGGTGTATAGTTACTGCATCAACCGCACCGGACCGATGACCCGCACCGCCGCCGAGACCGCCGCCTTCAAGGCTCAGAACCTCGCCCAGCGCCCCGCCACCCACACCATCACCCGCCCCGCCAAGCCTGCTCGCAAGTCACAGCGTCAAGAATGGCAAGAGTTTCGCGTTGAGACTCTGGACATGATCAACGCCGCCAAGCGTCAAGGCCATTTTCACATCCTGCCCCAACTGCTTCAGCGCCTAAACACCGCCAACGAAATGGTCAACAATCGGGCGCTGGCTTGACCCCTACCGGGCCGCTTCGGCGGCCCTCCCACCATGACCCGCAAGCTCGACCCTGAATACGACTACATCCCCGAGGAGCCCGAGCCCGAGGATGATTACGACTGGGACGACCACCCCAGCCTTACGCCAGCCCAGCGCAACCCATCGCTTCTATGACCTACATCCTTGACCTTGGCATCTGGCACGTTGGCCCGTTCGCAACGCACATCTGCGCGCAGCACTGGGCAGAAACCCACGGCGTTGACGATTACCGCATGATCCCGCTAGATGATCCAGCAGAAGCACCGGCCAGAATTGCGCGTCACCCCAAACTGACGTGAACGTTGGCGTGATTGTTGTAGCGGCCCGTCACTGCGTAGGTGCGCTCCGGCGTGCCGGCGATCACATGGAACACCATTTGGCCGATCTTCATGCCGGGCCACAGCGGCAAGTTGTGATATCGGCGGCTGTTGTGCAGCTCCAGCGTCAGCTTGCTGCCATGCCAGCCTGGATCGCAATAGCCCGCCATCAGGTGCTCCAGCCCTTCACGCGCCCGGCTGGACTTCAGCACGAACTGGCCAGCGATGTGGTCGGGCAAATTAAAAATCTCCTGCGTCTCGGCCAGCGCAAACTCACCCGGCGCCAGCCAGTACGGATCGGCCTGGGTGCAGTGGCTAATGTCAAGCGGTTGCAGCTCGGCGGTGTGCTCCACTTCCACCATTAGCTGGCCGCCCAGCAACACATCCAAGCTGGCAGGGTTTTGTAGCTCGGGGTCGTATGGCACCACCATCGCTGCCTGACGGCACAGGCGGGCGATCTCGTGATCTGGAATGATCATGCGGCGCTAATAAGGCCACCGGACTCTAGGCCTACCCTTGCGGATGCCAAGATGCACGAACCCCTTGGGTGCGCCGTAGCCAAGCGAATAGGGCCAGTTCTTGTCGCACCAAGCCTGCACTGCGTAGATGTCAGCGCCTTTGATGTACCAATCAACAGCCCCGACACCCGGCTCGGAATACAAGTGCTCACTGCCTGATGCGCCACCTACGGATCGGTTAATGGCAGCCGGTCGATACCCACTTGTAATGATCAACGGCTTGCCACCAAACGCCGTCCTAGCCCGCTCCATAAATGCTGCCAGCTCAGCGGCTGTGTCCAGCTGATGCTGATGATCAAAGCGCCGCGCTTCTTGACCCAGCGCAAACTCACCTAGCGTGATGTGCGGCGTGATTCGTAGCGTGAAGGGGCTGCCGGGGCGCAGCTTGGCGGTGTCGGGTTGCGGCGCTGCTGGTGTTGGCAGGCTGTTGGCCCATAGCGTGCCTTCGGCTTCCCTGCGGCGCTTCAGTCCAGCTTCAAAGCTGCTGCCAGGGTTGCGGTATAGCAGCAGCGCTGCTGGCACAGCTGCCCAATCCTTTTCCCGTAGCCGCTTGCTGATGGTTTCAAATCCACCAGAGCCATAGAACCCAGAACCTAAGTTGTATGCAAAGGAAATGAGCGCAGACTTCTGGTCATCAGCCATTTCACCCCAGAACGGCACAGTGGCGCGGAGCTTTACCGCGATTTGGTCCACTTCCTGCCGTAGCAGCATGTCGGCTTCAATGGCGTTGATCTTGTCGCCTTGCTTGACCTGGCGACCATCTTGGTAGCGAGTGTTTCCCCAGCCGATTGTCCACACGCCGGCTGGGCATTTGTAGGCGTCAATGTGGCAGCCCTCAAAGGTCTGGATCAGCTTGAGCGCTGCGCCGAGATCGGCTTGCTTGCCATCTTGGCTCCATGTAGCAAACCATGTCCGATCACGCCGCATTGCGGTGGCGTAACCGTTTACGGCTAGGTCCTGCTCCAAGATCTGGATGGCAGCGGCTTGATGTGGGTGGCCCTTGTAAAAGCGAAACAATTGCTCAAGGGTGATCGGCGCGGTATTAGTCACGTTTCCATGGTGCGTGGATTGACATGGGACCACCAAGGCCCGGCTCTGGTGGGTGCTCAACAATGATTGGCGCCTC